ATCCGCTTGATGGTGGTGTCCTCTAGCTCACCATAGCGGGAGGCAATCCTGTTCAATTCGCGGACGTAGTCCTGGGCGATAGTCATCCGTAACTCAGATCCTCTTCAGGTACAGTTGTGGCAATACCGTGTGCCTGCAGCCACGAATTGGCGTCATCTACCTGTGTCAGGTCAGCGGTAACTGTGGCCTTCTCCGCTTTCTTCAACTCCTCCTGGACATCCACGTCAACGCCCATCTCAGAGACGACGCGAGAGAACACTTCAGCCGCGGTCTCGCGCGACAGCCATCCCCGGTCCTCCGCAATCATCAGGGCTGTGGCCAATCCGCTGGCCGACGCGCTCAGGCTTGCCATATCGCGGACCGTCATCTCTGGCATGGTCAGGTCGAGGTCAGTACCCTCCTGCCACTCGAAGCCGCCGGCAATCTCCGCCTGGTCGCGCGCGAAGGTCAGCATCTCGACGAACATATCGCGGACGCCATCCTGGTCCTGCTCCATCGTGCGCCAGGTGGGGTCGTTCTGCGCCTGCGCTGTGGCCCGGTTGGTCTCATCCCCATACCCGTACCAGTGGCGCGGCAATCCTAGCCCACCTAACGCAAACGTGTTGATCTCCCGGTGGGTTTCAATCGACGGTTGCTGCTTCAGATCGGGCGCGTTGAGGTTCCAGGTCTCCTTTTCATTGTGGACGGTGAAGGACCCCTTCTTTGGCGGGTTCTGAGCAATCTGCGCCGCGCGCGCCTTGACTTCATCGTCCCCGGCGCCCTCCAACGTCACGTCACCCACAAAGTAGCCACTGAAGTTTTCGCGTTCAGCCAGGTCAAAGAGGACCCCCTCGTCCTGGTCGATCCAGTCGGCCACCTGCAGGAGGTCGGTGTACCCGCGCCCCTGGTTGCTCAGATCGTTGCGCGAGAAGTAGAAACAGGTACCGTCATATTGGTCGACGCCACACGACTCCAACAACCCTGTCTCCCAGTCCTCTATCGTGGCCTGTTCATGCGTCACCAACTTGCCAGGATAGGCACCTTCGACGATCGTGTCGCCGTCAACCGCGCCCTCGTCCTTGCGGACAATCCTGTACACCCGCTTCTTGTAGTTCCTGCTGACCCACGGCTCGTCCGGGTTGTCCTCCGGTTCCTTCAGCACCACGGCCCACTTTTCGAGCACGTTATCTGGATGCGTGACCACCTTCTCAATCTCGACAGGGTCGATGTACCCCAGGCGGACGCGCCCATCGGTCTGGCGCACAAAAACGGGGTACAGCTGCTCACCGAGTAGATGCAGCTGCAAAGCAAACTTCTTGGCGCGCTGGTCTAACTTGTTGTCCTGCCAGAAGTCTGTCAACCTCTCCGTTAGCTTCTCATCCTCACTGGTTGGCTCGACGCCGCCGCCCAACTCATAGTCGCGCTTAACCTGCAGGTACCGCTTGGCCACCGGCGACATCAGGAAGACGCGCCACGCCGTATTCAGGACGCTGTCGTAATCCAGGCCGCCGAAATCTCTGACACTTCCTGCAGTAGCTCTCTTGTAGCCAAACTTCTTCAGGTCACCCGAGGGCGGCTCGTCCTCACCGTCGCTGAAGCCGGCCTCATACGCGCGTGTGAGCGCCTTGCTGTGCGCCTCCTTGGGCACCGCTTTCAGCCACTCTAACACCCTGTCTCTTATCGTTGCCACAACACACTCCTGCGCTCAGACCGGTAATGTTCTGCTCTCACTTCCGCGACCGCGCCCACCGCCGGCTGCGTACCGTCCACGTACATCACGGCGTACCGAAGCGCGTCCATCCCGTGGTCGTCAACCTTGACCGGCACCTCTTTAATCGGCTTGCCATCGCTCGCCTTCGGCCACACATAGCCCGGGAACTCGGCTTCCGTAGAGACCGGCTTCTTGTCATCTCTCAATGTACGGTCCTCGTCTACCAGGGCACCCGCGACCAGGAACAGCCCCGGCCTATCATCCTGCCGCTTGGCCAACCTCTGCTTGACCGCCTGTATCCCGGTGCCGATGTCCTTGAGCGCCGCGACCGTCGGGACCCCGTGCCTCTCCAGGGTGGCCCGGTCCTCCGCGTCATGGTCGCAAACCGTGGTCTCAATGCGTTCTCCCTCACTAAGCCGCCGTATCTGGGCCGCTGCGTCCTCCACCAACGTCTTGGTCTGGTAGAGCTCCCGATACAGGTACATCCGGCCATCGCCGTCCTGTGCCCACCAGTGGCAGACGAGCGGGTTGGTGTACCCGAAATCTACCACCCTGAAGCGCCGCCAACTCGCTGGAATATCGAACCTATCTACTACATGCACCCCTGTACTGAATTCATCGTAGACGGCGCCTTCAGCCTGCTTCCAGAGACCGAGCACCAGCCGCTCGTGCAAAATGCCCTTCAGCTTGCTCAGTACCTCGTGATAGTGCTCTGGGTTGTACGGGTTGTCTGCCGCCTTGCTCAAATACACACTGGCGCCCCTGGCCTGTATGAGGTCCTGGTAGATCCAATGTATCGGCGCGTCCGGATTCGTGCTCAACACTGCCTGTACCCACGGGGCTGCCTTGCCGCGCATCCTGGCCAGCACCTCGTCAAAGTCCAGTCTAGTGAAGGCGTTGGCTTCTTCCATCCACACAATGTCGAGGCTGCCGTCGCCGCCCATCGACCGGATGGCTTCCCGCTGGCCATCGTCCTTCATCCCACCCCAGTACAGGACGGAGCCGTTCGAGTACTCAAAGAACATATCCATCTTGTGCATCTGTACCGATGGGTCGTCGCCCACCACGGTATGCTGCATAAAAGGTACAATAGACTTGCTGGCATACTCCCGCGCCTTGCGGAGCATCAAGCCCGTAGCCCCACTGTACTTCTTCATGAAGCCGTGGACCTTTTCGGCTGCGAGTCGGCTCTTGCCTCCGCCAGCGCTGCCCGTGAGCAGCATGACCAGCGACTTGTCACGCCACGGTTCTATTTGCCACGGAAGTGGTTTGAAAGGTGCAAGATACTCACTGCTCGTCATCACCGTCCCAGTCATCCGGGCTGATGACGGCGTATCCCTTGATCGGACGCCCGCCTGACGTCACATCCTGCCTGACGTTCTGCGTCGCCTTGCCGAGCTCCCACTCTACAATCTCTGTCGCCACGGACTGCCGCAGCCGCTCGTCTCCAGAGTCCAGGCCCTCCGCCTTGATGGCCATTGCCTTGGCAAGCGATCGCCGCCGGATGTGCAGGGCTGTGGTCAACCCGTCGTAGATCATCAGGTGAACGGCCTCGTCGATCGGCGCGTACCGCTTCCACTTGGAGATCTGGTTGGGCCGGATGCCAAGTGCCAGCGCCGCTTCCCTGTCCGTCGAGGTGTCCACTCGCTGAATGACGTAGCGGATCTGCTCCGGGGTCAGTTTGTTCAGTACTTCTTCAAGGTCGGTACTGAAGTTTGGCTTTTCCTCGTCCATTACAGCCCCAACTCCCGCATTACTACAGCAATGACCACACTGATGATGATAACCGCGATCAGGCTTGTCCCGATCCACTTGAGAAGCGAGTAGATGACTTCCAGCTTCTCAATCCGGTCACAGTTCAGTTTGACAGTCTTCTTGATGTCCGCGACGTTCTCCCGAATGTACCCAACGTCAGCAAGCAACTGCCCCCACTCTCGGTCTTCGATGGCCATCAATCTACCACCTCTTTTGTGGCCCAGTCTTTGCCCACCTCATAGAGCCCCATCGAGGCCATACCGGTCACCGCGAGACCGAGCGCGTAGAACGCGACATTGATGTAAGGGATGGCCACCTCCGGCATCACGCCCTCGCTAATCGCGCCTGCCACACCGCCAACCAGGGTCAGGACGGAAAAAGCCGCGACGACAAGCGCGTTTCCTCGCAACCCCAACTTCTTGGCAAACTGCATCAAGCCGATGACCATCGGGATAACCGCCATCCCACCAATGGCCACCTGCGAATATTCGACAAGGCTCTCCATTCCGGTACCTCCTTACAAGCAAAAAGCGTGAGAAGACGGATCATCCCACGCTTAGTGTAGCACACACACCCCAAAAGACTTTTGGGTCAAATCCTAGAGTTTAGAATCCATCGACCATTGTCTCGATAGATTGGCACCCCTCTTATCGCAGATAGGTTGTGCATCATCACCCGAGCCGCTTCCTCGCACATTCCGCAAAGGTCGGCCACGTCCTGGGTCGTCATCCCCTCCACGCCAGCGAAAGCGCGCAACACCAGGTGATAGGTCGCTAGAGCCGCGCGCTGCTGCGGCAGGATGTCAGCCAGCAACGGATCGTCCCCGTTCATTTTTGCTCTTCTCCCGCTTGTGTACCGACATATGGCTGTTGAGCGCGTTCTGGGTAGCGAAGCGTGCCTTGCACTTCCCGCACTGATAACGGTTTACGGTACTGTCGTCCGCTATGCCGTCGCTCTCCGAACGACCACCGTCGCTACCTGTCGCTGTCCTGTCGCTCCCCTTCGCTCTAGTACCTGTACCATCCCGCAGTGCCTGCGCTATCCCCAGGAACACGAGCGCGAACTGAGCGAACGCAGCCGCAGACCAGAGCAACCAGGAGGGCTCATCCGGCAGTACGAGCGAGAGCTGCCGCCACGAAAAGACTACCCCGAAGTAGATCAGGCCAAACTGGCCCACCAGTAGCCACCTCGCGTGAGCTCTTTTCTTGTCCCTCGCCTTCCCGGCCTGGACATCGAGGATGTGCAAGGTGTACTCGTAGGCGAAGACTTCGGCACAGATATCTACTGCCAGGTTGAGGCCATAACCACATATTGCTCCGACCCAACCTGTAAACATCCAGGAACGGATGTAGCGGCCATCCAAACCTGCACTTGCCAACATGATGACTATCGAGAGGCCCCAGAGCCAGTTATGGATGATCCACGACATCTACATCCTCCTGAGTACAGGTAGAAGATGCACCCACCAGAAGTACCGAAAGGTGCGCAAGAGCCGAGACAGCCGAAGCTTCCTGCCGGCCGCGATCGCGCCAAGCGAGGGGAAGACGTAGCCCATCCGGTTGGCCGGCGTGCCCGCAAACAGCGTCAGGTACTCGCGCCCAAAGAACTTCTGGACGACCTCGCGCTGCGTGCTCCCACAGGCACAGTCGTGGATGGCAATGAATCGGATGCAGGTGAACCGGCGCAGAATCTCGTGAAAGACAGGCGCCATCTGGGAAGCCTTTGGACCGTCGATGAAGAAGGCAACAGGCGTGTCAACAGACCGCGCCCAGGAGGCGGCCAGCCACTCAGCGGTAGCTCCGGGCACAACTGTGGCGAAGGCAAACCTGGATAGCCTATCAACCGCCTGCCGTGCTCGCTCTGGGTCAATCTCTACCGTGAAGAACTCTGGCTCAAAGACGTATGTCTCTAACGCCTCACAGATGCACTCGCCACTGTACCCCAGGTCCGTCCCCGACTCGATGAACAACGCGGGCCGAAAGTGCTCAATCCATCGAGCCAACCCGGCCATCTCTGCAGGCATCGCGCTTCTAGGACTTCGTTTTTTGCTCAATGTGAAGCTCCTCTGCCGTCAGCACCGGATCCTCGTCGGTGTCCGGCCCGTCGATAAGATACAGCATCCACGACAGCGCCATCCTGTAGCCCTTCCACGTGTGCCACTGTCTGGAGTCGTACACGCTGCGCTGGATGCTGTACTCCGTGGCCCATATCTCATTCACGATCTGCGCCCGAATGTCCTCGTCCACGTCACGCCTCCTCGTCGAGAGAAATGCCATACTTGTCGGCAAGGTACTGGTGGACTTCCCTCAACTGCTCGATGGTCAGAGAGGGTAGATGAATCGCCGGTACCCATGTGCCGGGAGACATCCCAAACGCGTACCCAACACGTATCAGCACCTCATTCCACCTGTCGTCTCCCGGCTTGTAGAGCGCGGCCAGGATGTGCGCTATGTCTGACCTGAAGTAGATGTCTCTAGGCATAGGTACCTGTCCTCCTATCCTAACAGGAATGAGCGCCAGGCATTGCAGCCGCCACACTGCCGCCAATCCATAGGGTTGATCACCCCACAATACGGACAGCGCCACTCGGAAGCTCCCCGTCTCATCTCAACCGCGTGCTGGAACACC